TGAACTCTGCGACACCTGGGGACGAGTCTGCTTTGGATCGGCTGGTTTAAACGCATTTGCTTGTCTCCAAAAACCTCAGTATGATGGGTTTTACAAGTTTTTGCACTAGGGAAAACACCTATTCCCTGCATCTTTTTTCTGTGCGACAGTCCTATCACTGCTATTTGGCAGTGATTGATAGGAGTTACAAATGCCAACTGATGAGGAACAATTTAAGTACGAGTGTTGGGCAATAGTCCAAGAACTTGATCCAGATGATATTGCTGATGCCATTGCAGACAGCGTTGCTCTGGTGGAGGCCATCAAAGCAAACCATGCTGAAGATGTTGCATCAATCGTGATGAACAGAGTAGAACTGAAGGTTCGCCGCAGGGCTGAACTGCGAGTGTTTGATGTTGTCAAGACCCATTGGATTGATGACATTGAAGAACTCCAGCACTATCGCAATCTCCGCATTGAACGAGTCCAAAAAGCCCTTGATGAGCGAAAGATCATGGAAGCTAAAATGGATGCCCCATTTCAACAAATGTTTGACGAGTGAGGACAACATGAAAATGAAATCCAGACTGCAAGACATTATTAAGGAATACACCGATGAGTTATCACATGAGTCCGATTGTTCTGCTGAAGACGGCATTCAAGGCGATAGCATCCTATTTCGAGATTTGGACACCACTTCCCAACTCAGATACATCGCAGAAAAAGAAAAAGAAAATTCCAGCAAGGATGACTTACCCATCAGTCTCAATCACAGACCCTAGATTTGTATATACGAATCACGCAAACACAGACATTTCACAAACATTTCAAAAGGCCAAAGATGAGCGACTTCAACGATTACGCAACAATGCTGATAGCAATCGAGCAAAAGACCAAAGCACTGGAGAACAAGTGTCTAAACAAAAACTACGCAGGGTTCACGGCTGACATTCAAACAATTCAAAGCCAACTGACTTTGCTGACAATGTGGATCACACAAGCCCAATGTGAACAAGTTAGGGAAAACACCTATAGAATTCTCAACAAAGTCTGACACAATTAAATCTCATTTTTCAACAGGAGTTACAAATGACCTCAACAATAGTCGGCACAATGTTTGACAGGAAAGAAGCAATCAAAGAACTTCTTGCCACCAATGTCAACAATCACACAGAGAAGAAAAACAATCTCACATACCTATCATGGGCGTGGGCATGGGCAGAGGCTTTGAAGGCTGATGCAAACGCAACCTACAAGGTGGAGATGTTTGGCGACAAGTGCTTCATGGACATTAACGGCACTGCAATGGTGTTTGTAACTGTCACCATGTTTGCCAAACCAATGACCTGCCAACTGCCTGTGATGGACTATCGCAACAAGGCAATACCAAACCCAGACGCATTTGCTGTCAACACTGCCATCATGCGTTGCATGACTAAGGCATTGTCATTGCATGGCCTTGGTTTGTATATCTATGCTGGAGAGGATATTCCAGAAGGTGGCGCAACAATCAAGCCCACAGATGGAGTCATTGTTGACAAGAACAGGGAAAACATCATTGCAGATGTTGCGATTGCTGTTCAAGATAGATTCGAGGCAAGCGATTTGATCGGGGCTTATGAAGAATACCTGGGCATCACTGACCAGGAGGAAAAGGTGGCGTTATGGGCATTGCTTCCAAGTAATGTGCGTAGTGCTTTGAAGAAACATGGTGAATCTTTGAAAGGCTAATATGGAAAAGAAAGACAACTCTGGCGTTTTGTTTAAGAACGACAAAAAGGACAAGCCAACATCTCCAGACTACAAAGGCAACATTACTGTTGATGGCGTAGATTACTGGTTGAGTGCTTGGATCAAAGAGGGCAAGAGTGGCAAGTTCATGGGCTTGGCAGTCAATCCCAAGGATGCACAACCTCCAGCAGCTAATCCCAAAAAGATAGTTTATGCGGATGACGATATTCCCTTTTGATAAACCTCACGGGGCTACGGCCCCAATTTAATAGGAGTTAACATGACAAAATTAGATCAATCTTGGTTTGGTGGTGCAGTCGAAAAGTTCTTTGGAACTGCGCCGTTTAAACTTGCTCGCAAAGAAGACCCTGCCACTTCCCACCAAGCAGCACAGGCAATCGACACCACAAAGATGGAGTCCTTGGTCTATGAAACCATTGCAGCCTATGGGCCAGATGGTTGTATCTCAGATGATGTACTTGCCAAGCTACCATTCCTGCCCTATTCCTCTGTCACAGCCCGTTACAAGGCGCTGATTGACAAGGGCTTCATTGAGGTCATTGGAACCCGTAAAGGCGTTTCTGGGCGGCTCCAAAGGGTTATGCGTAAGTTAGGGTAAATCCCTATTCCAATCTCTGTCAGACAAGGCAGAATTGACGCATGAACCAACAACAAACCAATCGTTTAAACGCTTTCTGGCAGGATGTAGAGGCTCACAAGGCTCTCAATCCATCCTCGCCAGAGAGTGCCCTTGTAATCCTTAAATCTGTGGCCTTGGATGCCCTCCTTGCCGCACAAGACATTGAACAGATAGGAGTGAATGATGCAAACAATTGAATTTGTGCCTTTTGAGTGGGTAGACGATGACTTCAATCCAGAGATTGATCGCATTGAGGTTGATTACCAATGGCATGAAGGTGATGACTCTGTTGGCTTAATCGCATACTGTGAGAAAACAGTCAAGTGGATGCGCTTTAACCTGGAAATTAAGGACATAACAGATGAGTTGTCCTATGCTGATTTGGCATATTTGAAGCATGAAATCAAGCGTAACGATCAGGAGATTGCAGATGAAAGAACCTGAAGACGAGGCTTTTGATGAACTTGCAAAGCGCCAAGGTGATTGGGGTCTGCAAGGCTCACGCAAGCATCAGATCATTAGATACGCTGAGAACAATGCCAGGAATGAAGTGATTGAAGAAGTTGCCAAGGAACTAGACAAGTTTGCTGGTGCATTTGGCAGAGACACAGTGCAGTCTTTTGCGGCTTTTGTGAGAGGAATGAAGAAATGAATGAAATTGCTATTGGAGACATTGTGCAAGTCAACCCCAACAAAGAAATGTTTGGCGCTTGTATGGTGGTGGTTACAGAAGTAAAGAGTTGGGGCATTCAAGGGTATGTGCAGTCTGCTGGCGTGCCGGGACAGCAGTACATCAGATTGAAGTTTGATGAATATGAGCCTACTGGCGGTAAAGCTGTGTGGGTGGTTGGAGAACAAGCATGACTAAAGACGTGCTGAAATATCTTCAACCCAACGCAGCTATTCCTATTGATATGGAGACCACAAGCCTGTTGGTCAATGCCCTTAAAAAAGCCTTGTCAGAACACGCCATGCAAGAGGTGCAAAGGCTTGGGCAAGAGATTGAGCAAGAGCCTGTCGGCATGGTAAAAGATTTATTTACATCTACCGCATGGGAAAGACTTGATTTGCGTGGAAGCACAAAAGTTTATCTTGCCACCCCACCACAGCGCAAGCCGCTGACGGATAAAGCCATCACACAAGTCATTGATTCAATGCCAAGAGGAATCAATGGTTGGATGAGTGATTGGGACTTGTATGAATTTGCCCGAGCGATTGAAGCCAAATTTAAGGAAACAACATGACAGCACGTAAAGTATTCCACGCACTGATGTCATCAAAAGGCTACACAGATGCTGATCTAGCCATGACTGGCGACAAGTACAGCAACCCTGCCATGCAAGGCAGATGGAACTACTTTTTAGCAGGGTGGGAAATGAGGGGGGTCATGTGATTGAGACTGTAATCACTATCTTTGCCATAGGATTTCTAGGAATTGCACTAGCCATTGGAGGCGTTTGCATCATGGTTTGGTTAGCGCTCAATGAAGACTAAGGGTGGCGCAAGACCTGGAAGTGGCAGGAAACCCACTCAAATCAGCGAATCCAGAGCATTGACGCTATGGAAAGATGGTGTTAGCAAGAAAGAGATTGCTAAAAGGTTTGGTGTTGCTTACCAAGCTATCTTGTACTTCTTCAAGAAACACAAGATATTCAATCGTGGAAAACTCAAGAGCCAAGCACCGCAAAAGCCTCGTTAGTGTGCTTAATTCGGTCATCTAGGCCAATAGTCCCACCATTGATCTTCTTGGTCAAGCCAACCCAATCAGCCGCTTCTGCAAGATTGTTGCAATTGTGGGTTGACCAGAACCAACCAGCAGTCAGTGCCGCATACTTTGGCGTTGCCACAAGTTCAGGCTCCATCACAAAGTCAGCACCTAAGGCTTTTCCAGCGTGAAAATACGAGCTATGCCCAGTTAATTGGACAGCACCCCTGCCCCTAAAACGCCAGCCATCCCCACTGGCTTCATCTCTGTTTCCCATACGATTGGCGTACACGC